TGTTGGCGCACCAGATACTCCAGTTCCGCCAGTTACAGCAGAAGAAGCAGCGGTCATAACACCAGTAGGCTCAACGGTTCCAGTTCCAGTGGTTAGACCAGTGTTTACTGCGAAACCGATTGAGTTACCAGCCTGCTCAGCGATGAGTGATGATAGGTCGAAACCTGCATCGTTCAATAGCTCGTTAGCAACAGGCACTAGGAAGCTGTACTTGAAAGCTCCCAAAGTGATTGAGCTGAATGTTGGGTCTGAGTCAGCAATCTGTACACCCTGTCCCTTGATAAGCGCGGTTGAACGAGCTGTCAAAGTTGGGATGGTTAGGTTCTCACCAGTTGAAGTGTTGATAACTTCACCAAGCTCAAGCATTGGACCAGCAAGTCTAGCGATCTGGAATACCTGGTCGTAGAAGCTCTTTGGAACAGTGTTGTCAGAAGAAGTTAGGGTACGCTTCTCAGACTTGAACTCGTGTCCGCCACGGATTTCGCCCATAGCGATTGAGCGGAGAATGTCCGACTCAGACTGACGGCTTTCCTCAGCGGTTGTGTTTAGGGTTGCAGCAGCTTCGTAAGCACGGGCTTCGCGCTCGGTTAGCTTGCGTGCGGTGTCAATCGCTGCATCGCGCTGGTCAATGTCAGCCTCGATACGAGCAATCTTTTCGCTTTCCTCAGAAGATAGTCCGCGGTTCTCGGCAGTAGCTAGGTCTAGGACCTCGCGTGCCTGAGCAATCAAGTTGTTGCGAACTTCTACCTGAGACTTTACAAATTCAGACATGTAGTCTCCTCAAATAGTTTTTTATTAGGATTCCTGCGGTGCTGACACTCAACAGATACAGCGGTGCTAACACTCAACTGTTAGTACAAGTCTATTAGGCGAAAAAAACACGGTAAAAGAAAAGGCCCCCACCGAGGAAGGGAATACTCGGTGAGGGCAGGAAATCAGTTTACCTGATTTCTTTAGATTCGACAACCCTGGTTTCTTTAGCAGGGGTCGAAGACTTTTCTTCTAGGCCTAGTACAGCCTCTGCGAACTGGTCTGCCATGTCAGCAATAACGCCTGTTTCTGGGTTTCCAGCCGCCTTTAGGATAGCGTCTTTGATTTGTTCTTTGGTAGCCATTTAGATCCTTTTCAATAGCAGGTCGAGTTGTTTCTTCTTTAGGTCAAGCAGGGCAAGTCCGTTGTCCTCAACTTCGACCTCAGCTTCGGGTTGCTGTCTTAGCTTGCCAACGACATCTGTAATCAGGGTAGCCGACTTTTCATCCAAGTCTTCACCTGACTCTAGCTTTAGAAGTGCGTTAGCAAGTTCGTCTGCGTCAATCGTTGGTTGCATTGACCTGACAGTTGCGGTAGTCGCGGTGTACGCAGGGAATGTCACAACCGAGACTTCCGAAAGTCTTACTGACTCAAGAGTTCTAACCGAACCATTGTTTGACCAAGAGTCCTTGATGACATTGAAACCGAATGACATTGAGTCAATGACCTTTGAGCGAAGAAGCTCAGCAACATCTCTACCACGAGTTGTGTTTGGTAGCTTTGCTGTGACCTTTAGTCCGTGGTTGTCCTCAACAAGCTGAAGGCTTCCACCGCGAACCGAAGCAAGTGGCTCGTTAGTGTCGTGGTTCCATAGAAGCTTGATTTCGTTGCGTGCCTGTAGCGAGCGCTTGAAAGCACCAGGGGCTACAAACTCACGGAAACCACCTAGGTCCTCGGATGAGCTGTTGAATACTGAAGCGTAACCACTAAAGGTCATGCCGTCTCCGCCTTCAGCACGCAACTCAAAGTCGGTGTTAGTAGTGCGGATTTCTGGTTCCTTGATAGCAGGCTCGCCGTCAATCTTCTTCTGGATTGCACGAGCTACATCCGCCCAGCGGTTTAGCTTCTCAGTAGTGTCAGTCATAGTTCTTTCCTCTGCTCTAATCCTAGCAACAACTCCCTCAGCGTAGCTCATAGCACGCTCCGCTGCCCTCTTGCTTGGTCCTGAACCCCAGAGTAAATGTGCTACTAATCCTGCACCTGGATACTCAGGATCATTCCTGTTTGAATTCTTTGGAGCGTCTAGGTCTGGCATGTGTCGAGCAATCCAAGCAGCAATGCGTATCCATTTGTCATCGGAGACTTGACCCTCTGCCATAAGACGAGCTTCACGAACTGTCTTCTGAGTTAGTCCAGTGCCACCGAATCCTTCTTCGTATAGCTCTAGTCCACGGCGAGCAGCAGCTCTCATGTAAGCAGGAGCTTTCTGATTTATAGCTCTGCCCTCTAGGTCCTCAATCTTGGTCAAGGTAGTAAATCTGTGAACTACTAGAACTGGAGTATCTCTCCAGCCGTCTTCAGACTGCTCGTAAATACGAATCAGCGCTGCTGGGTCATCAGGGGTTCCAGTAATAATAAAGTCTTTTTTAGGAGCGCTTAGGTCTCCATCACGCACAATCTTTGTAATTCTTCCTCTGGCTCTACCGCCTGAAGCACGCCAAGAAACAAAGTCACCGACTTCTAGCTCGTCTGGCAAAGCACGAGTCATAAACTCCTCATCAGGCATAGCCTCATCGCCCATCTCTGCAACCGAATCTAGTTCTTCTTCTTCGACAGCAACTCGCTCTGGTCTCTGAATCTTCTCAATGCTGAAAACATTTATGACCATTAGTTTGTCAGTCGGACTGAATACTCCATACTCATACTCAAAGACACGAACAACAGCGTACTGATCCTCAACGACAACTACCTGAGCAAGAATCTTAGAATCGTTTGGCTCCCATGAAACCCAGTCACCAGAAGCAAGTAGTCCAACAGCAGCTCTCTCGCCACCAAACTCTGTATCTTCAGCAAGGCTTACTGCTACAGCCTGGTCAATAGCTGACTGCTTGTTTTCGTGGCAACCTAATACTTCGCCATCTTCTTTTACAACTGCCCAGCCTGAACATTCGCTTGACTTGTCTGTGATGTAGTACGGCATTACGATAACCTCGCGTTTACTGTGATTGTGCCACCCAAAGCAACTGCTGTGCCATTTATTGTGATGGTTGTGGCTGATAAAGAAACAGTCTGTGTCTCAGCGTTATAGGCAACTGGGGATGTTGCAGCAATTACACCTGTCGGTCCCGTTGGTCCTGTTGCACCTGTCGGGCCTTGCGGACCAGTTGCGCCAGTCGCACCAGTCGCACCTTGAGGTCCAGTATCGCCTTGTAAGCCCTGCGGACCTGTGGGACCTGTCGGTCCAGTCGGGCCAGTGGCTCCCGTATCACCCGTATCGCCCTTGGGTCCCGTTGCACCTTGTGGACCTGTTGAACCTGTTGCACCTGTTGGTCCTGTGTCTCCTGTGAGTCCTGTGTCACCCTTGTCACCTTTGTCACCCTTTGCACCTTGGGGTCCAGTAGGTCCAGTTGCTCCAGTAGCTCCTGTGGCTCCAGTCAGTCCTTGAATACCTTGCTCGCCTTGAGACCCTTGAGGTCCAGTGTCTCCCGTGTCTCCCTTTGCACCAGTAGCTCCAGTAACACCCTGAATACCTTGGATTCCCTGCAAGCCTCGTGGCAATGTAAAGTTCACGGTTTGAGCTGGAGAGTTTCCAGTAATTGTGACAACAGCAGTGTCATCACTTGACTTGGTTACAGTTCCAACCGAAAGTATGTTGGCTGGGCCAACAACTCCTTGGATACCCTGTGGGCCAGCATTACCTAGAGATAGCGTTGTGAATGTCTCAGTGACATTTACAGCAGCGTTAGTTTCGTCTACCGAGAGAGTGGTACTACTCTCAGTAATCTCTAGGGTTACTTGGGACATTACTTAGTGACCTCAGCTTGGATAGCAAAGCCACCCTGAATAAGACGAGTCACCTGACCACCTGAGTTCAGTTCTAGGTCGTAGACATAGTTGCCAGGTGTTGCACTACCCATTGTGGTTGCTGAAACCGAAATGGCAATAGTGCCAGCAGTTCCGCCTAGTGTGATTCCACTTCCGTTAGTAAGGCTTAGTACCGAAGCCGTAGAGCTTGCGTTTTCTTTTACCTGCATGGCAGCGGTGTAACCAGTTAGGTTCACGGCTGTCCCACCGATTGCCCAAGTCATGTTTAGGTCGTAGGTTGCACCTTGGTAAGCGGTGATGTTGTAAGTTGCTGGATTTATCATTGGACCTGCTTCAGATAGCTAATAGTGTGACCAGCTTTTGCTGAGACCGCGTAGATGCTTTCAAGCGGATTCATTTGTAGCTGGATGGTTTGCTCTTTTTGTAAAACTAAACCCGTAGTTGTTGTAACAGTTGGACCACCAAGGTAAACAGCATCG